AGTGCATATGGGTACTGCTATAGTTGATATGACTGAGAGCGATATACCAGCAGAGGAATTGGAGGCTGTGAATGGCAAGCGAGACTCAAAGTAAATATATAGCGGATTTAGCAGTTGCCAAGACCAAGGAATTTAAAGAGGTCAAAGAGCTGCTTATAGCCAATGAGATTATTGGTGCTGATGCAGAAATTGTTAAAAGTGCCGCTACCATAGCTGAAATTACCCATGCCCTGACCGATTTACAGGCATCCAAGCTAATAGATGCCCTTATTGCCACTAAAGAGCCACAGCGCGGCACAGCATACTCTAAAAAGCGCATAGAAAAAGTTACTACCATACTGGATGACATTAAAAAGGATATTGATGCTTGGGATTTTCCGGCAGCCAATAAGCCTGCAAATTATGGCAAGCTCGCCAACTCACTTACACCAAAGGTGCTTGCTGGCGTGAACCTGCTTAATAACCCGGAAATTGCACCAGAGACCCGGCAGCTTAACCAAGAGATATTTTTAAGAGAAGTTAGCAAAGCTATCTATGATAAAACTTATGAAATGAATGCCTTTGATATGGAAATAGAGCATACCAAGGGTGAGGGCATTGATGACCGTTATTATGGTATGGCTAAAGTTGCAAGCAATAGTGTCTCTACAGGAGCAGTGTAATGCAGGAATACATAGCCAATTTCTTAATGTGGAGCGCCGCCAAAGCTCAAAAGGATGCAATGACTACTGCCCGGCAAAGTGGCAAGCGCCCTACCATGACGCGCAAAGAAAGTAGCGATGCCTGTAAATGGTGTCGCGGCAAAGCCAAGACTTATGAGGGTGATATACCGGCGGATGCCTACCATAGGCATGGAGGCTGTGAGGGTGAAATTATTACTGAGGGCTTTAGGTCTCGCAATGGCTTGCTGAAAAATTATAAAAAAACTACTGGACCGGGTGCAGCAGCACCGATTGCGCCGGATGGTGGGCAGGTTGTGTTTCGCGGCACAGGTACAAATGTATCAGCCGCCGGGCTAGAGCTTGGCAAAGGCTTTTATGTTGCGCGTGATACTGCCACCGCTGCCAACTTTGGCAATGTCGCACAATTAAGTCTACCCCTTAAATCCAAAGATATTATGCTAATCGCTACTGAAAACCAATATCAGAAATTAGTTTTAGATGCTCAGAAATGGACAGTCCGAACCGGCGGCAGCCTAGACTCAAATGACTTTATACCTGCCTATGTGCGGTATCTTGGCTATAAGGCTGCAGAGGTTGCGGCATCAGTAGACCCTTTGGGCGGCATCGCTATCTATGACCCGGTAATTATTAAAAAGTTACAAAAGCAAATGGCGCGATGATAGAGCTGGTACTTGAGGGCAGTGTACCAAGCAAGAAAAACCAGCGCATTAATCGCGGTGATGGTGTCAGCTTTCCGAGTAAAAAGTTTATTCAATGGCAGGGTGATGCATTAAAGCAGGTCCGCATACAGACCCGGCAGCGCTTTTATGTGCCGGTCAGTGTAGAGGTAATCATTTACTTTGGCACTAAGGTCCGGGCGGACTTAGATAACAGATTAACCAGCATCCTAGATATGCTAGTAGAGGCTCTAGTGTTGCGTGATGATAAATGGCAAGATGTGCCGCGCATTGCGGTCCAAGCGGAATACCGCAAAGGCAGCCCCGGCGCTTTTGTCAGAATTTCAGAGTTAGAGGGCTAGTAAAGCCCTTATGTTACAATTACAATATCTGGTATAATAACAGCTAATAACAAATACGCTTACGGGGCGGCAATACCGGCTTAAAAGGACAGAGATGCAACCAAGCCAGCAACCCCAAAATCCACTCATAGACATCGCAACAGCATTAGCCAATAAACTACTGCTAGACCTAGCGAGCCATGAGCCTAGCGTACAAGACAAGTACGAATATTATGATGCTGACAATGACATCCGCGATTACGGCATTTCTACACCTGCTAAAATGGTCCACCTCAAGCCGGGCATTGGCTGGGCAAGCCGGGCAATCAATACCCTTTCAGACCGCGTAGTATTTGAGGGCTTTGTTGGTGATAAGTTTGGCATCAATGAATACCTTGAGGGTATTAATGGGCTTAGAGTTATCAATAACACCAAGCATGACACTTATATTGGCGGCTGTGCTTTTGTAGCAGTCACTGATGACCTAGAAAGCGATAAAAAGATATTAGTGCCATTTACGGCTACTGAGGCTACTGGCAAAGTCAATCAGACCACCGGCTTGCTAGAGTATGGTTTAGCGGTCACTCGCTGGGCAGAGCCACAGCCAAAGAAAAAGGGCATCCGCTTTGCACCGGCAGACTACATTTTATTTACCCCTACCTATACTGCCCTGTTTTTCAATAGGAATATAACCGAGATTATCCCAAACCCTACAGGTCGCACATTGTTGCACCCACTTACGCGCCGGGCTAGTGCTGCCAAACCCCTTGGCAAATCGCGCATTAGTAATACGGTCCGCCGCATCATTCAAGAAGTTGGTAGGCTCAAGCGCCGCGAGGAAATCGCAGAGGAATTTTATAGCCTGCCGCAGCGCTACATTAATGGCTTGGCTGAGGGCGCTAAAAAAGATGAGGGCTTAGACAGTGCCATTGGTAAAGTCTGGGCAATCACTAAAGATGAGGATGGCGATAAGCCAGACATTGGGCAGCTTGCTCAAATGTCCATTGACCAGTTTGAGACAGCTAAAAAAGATAAGGCGCGTGATTTTTGTGCAGAGACCGGCTTAACACTCCGAAACCTAGGCTATGAGACCGGCAACCCTAGCAGCGCTGAGAGCTTGGTAGCTATGTCAGATGACCTATTGCTTGAGGCTACTAATAGCCAAGAGGAACTTGGCGCGCAGATTAAAGAGATTTGTATTACATTGCGCCTAGCGCTTGATGATAATGACCAAGTGCCAGAGGGCTTGCGCTCTATTAAGCCAGCATGGAAACCAGTATTTCAGGTTGATATTGGTGCTACTGGTGACGGCGTGTTTAAGCTGTTTGAGGCTATGCCAGAGCTGCAAGGCACTATTGCCGGTTACCGCTTTTTGGGTATCAGTATTAAAGAGGCTGAGGAATTGGCTGCAAAACGCGCGGCAAGCACTGCAGGCAGCGTATTTGGAGGGGGTCAGTAATGGCAGGCATCACCACACCAGTAACAGCACCTAATACCTATGCTAATAAGGATGACTTAACTTTATACTGGCAAGCGCCCACAGACGGCACTAGAGCTGATTACATCCTAAAGATGGCTAGTAACCGGCTCAGGCAGATAGCGCTTGATGTAGGTGTTGATATTGATGCCAAGGTTAATGAGAATGCTGTATTTTTCCTAAATGTCCAAGGCGTAGTTATGGAGGCGGCAAAGCGAGCATTGCAAGCGCCGCTAGACCAACTGCCTACTGAGAGCTATGCCCAAACCGCAGGACCATACAGCGAAAACTTTAAATATAGTAATCCATCCGGTGACCTATATTTTAAAAAGGCAGAACTTAAATTACTTGGATTGTACGGAACTCAAACATTAAGCAGCATAAGCACATCACAGGATTTATATGGCTATAGCATCTATAGCTCATAGGGTAGTGCTATGCCAGATGCCTCATTAATTAAAGATTTTGGATTGCCGGTAGCACTGTTACTGTATTTTATCTGGCAGAACACCAGTATCAGTAAAGAGTATAATAGCTATGTTAAGGATATAGCCCAGAAAGCTATTGACGCTATTAATAAAAGCACTGAGGTAGATACTAAGATGTTAGGTGTCGTTGAGCGCTTGGAAAAGAGGCTGGACAATGAGCGAGGTAATTAGCATGGCTACAGCCTTACTGCTTATTGTTATAATATTACTGAGTAGTGGTAGTCGTATATTGATACGCCGCCACTTTCAGAAACAGTTAAAACCCCATCTTGAGGCATTAGAAAGGGCGCACAAGCGAAATGCAGAAATTAAAACAGCTAGTCACTAATACTAAGGTACTGCTTGCAGCGCCAGTTAAGCCTATTCAGGCTTACTATCATAAAAACCGCGAATTATTAGGCACTATAACCAACCTACTTGCTATAGCGGCATTTACTTTAGGTGTTGTAGCCTTAATTGCCCTCATGTGGCTCTATGTGCGCCCCATAAAGGTTGCTGACATCAAAGTGCCGGTAGCAACAGACCAAGCCAGCTACTACCCCGGTGAGGAAATCAGCGGCATATTCTTTGGTGAAATCTACCATAGGGGTGAGGTCCGGGTATTGCGCGAGGTATTTTGTAAAGACTTTCATGGCATAATCGCGCCGCCAGAGAGCGCCCGGAATGGTGATTTTTATGACACACAGAGCATACCGCGCAAGATAGAGGGCTTGAATGTGAATATAGGGCTATTACCTGCCAATGTGCCTGTAGGCGCTAACTGTGTGCTGCAGTTTACCAATGTCTATAATATCCAAACACCATTTGGCATCAGGCATGTTGAATATCAGTATTACACACAGAACTTTAGCATCGTAACCAGAGAGCGCCGCCAGCAGCTTGAATGCGAGGCATCCGGGCGCAAAGACTGCAATTTTCTGTCTGATGACACTACCAGAGAAACCGCACCCCAAGAAACGGAAGTGCCAAATAAGCAAGAGAGCGTAGATAGCGCCCCGGACACTAGGAAGCCTCAAAATGTCTTTAATGATAATCGGACTACTAACAACACCACTAACAGCCAACCAGCCCCATCAGAGCCAGCACCGCGCTTTGAGGAGCGATGCACCTTTGATTTTATGGGTGTCAAACTTGGCTGCCGCCAAGAGCAAGTAAACTGATTTAGCTTGTGCTATAATGCACTCATAAAGCAGAGCTTTGCCTAGCGCATTGTTGTGCTAACCAACTTGTACAGGAAACTTAACCATGAATGATGCCGATAATGTGTCATTTGGTAAGCCTAAATCCACTGGTGCTGTTTTTGTAGCGCCTGCTGGTACTCCTTTACCTACCACAGCTTGGGAAACCCTTAATGGGGCTTTTGAGGGCTTGGGTTATGTAAGTGAGGATGGGCTTGTCAATGGTGTTGAGACCGATGTAGAGGATGTAAACGCTTGGGGCGGTGACTTAGTTTTAACTGGTCAAACCACCTTTAAGGAAATGTTTACGGTCAATCTGCTTGAGACCAATGCCGAGGCTCTAAAGGTTTACTATGGTGAGGCAAATGTAGTTGAGGAAGGTAACGGCTCAATAACTGTTACCCAAACCAATGAAATGCTGCCGCGAGTGGTTGTAGTATTTGAGCTGGTTATGACCGGCGGGCGCATCAAGCGCATCGTTGTGCCACATGCCCAAATCGCAGACCGCAGTGGTGAAATCACCTATGTTGATGGCGAGGCTATTGCATATCCTGCTGTTTTTGTCGCTTATCCCGATGAAAATGGTGATACTCACAAAGAGTACATTGCAACTGCTCTTAGCTCTTAACAGCCAAAGCAACCGGCAAGAGCGCCCCTTTTTGGGGCGTTTTTGTTATGCTATAATTTGACCATAACTATTAAGGATTGGAGCAATCATTATGGCTGACGAAACGCCACAGACAGAAACAACTAGCACCGTAAAAGAAATTGATGTTAAAGGCTACAAATTTACTGTAGATACTGACCTGCTGGATGATGTAGACTCACTGGAATACATTGAGCGCATTGAGAGCAAAGGGCAGACCGCAGTGGTCCTGCCGCTGCTTAAGCACATCATGGGTGCTGAGGAATTTGAGAAATTGAAAGCTCATTTTATTGCAGCCGATGGCGAGGCACACAAAGGCAAAGAGGGCTACAAGCCGCGCATGCGTATTGAAATCCTGAGTGATGTTTACCTAGCTATCATTGAGAAGTTTGACCCAAAAGGTTAGCTCTAATCAGAATACTCCGCGAGCATTTTGATGCATTAGAGGCAGACTTTCAGCAATATTACAACCTAGACATCGCGGACATTCTAGCTAAAAGCCGCAAGAGGGCAGCTAGGTTAATGTTTCAATTACCGCGCGATTGCCGGGTGTTTGCTGCCATTAACCCTGCAGCGCAATGGGGATGGGCAGAGATGTTTGCCAATAAGACTAACTACCTGCTTGAGCTGGTATTATGGCAGAAT